TCCATCATAGATACCTCGGAACCACATAGTAAATTAATTGCCGTTCCTTTACGACCATATCGACCAGAACGACCAATTCGGTGAATGTAATTATCCATCTGTGTGGGTAGCTCATAGTTAATTACAAGACTTACCTGTTGAACATCAATTCCACGGGCAAGCAAGTCAGTGCTGATAAGAATACGTGCATCCCCTTTTCGAAAGGCAACCATACGCTCCATGCGCTCACGAGGCTCCATATCTCCATGAATACATGCAATAGGAAATCCAGCTGCAGACATCTTCTCAGATAGACGCTCTGCTCCTTGCCTCTTATTACAGTAAATAAGAGCCTGAGTAATATTTAGATGCTTATATAAATCTAGAAGAACCTCAAATTTCCAGTCTTCACGATCTAGGACTACCGCATACTGTTTGATACCCTGGAGGTTTACTTCCTCAGGGGGGATGAGAATACGTACAGGTTTATCTAGCAATTTGTTAGCAAATGCAACAACATCAGGATTCATTGTTGCACTAAAGAAAGCACAGCGTGCACTTGCTGGAAACCCAATAGCAAGAATACATTCAAGCTGTTCTCTAAAACGATCTTCTAACATCTGATCCGCCTCATCTACAACAATAACTTTAATATGCTCCGTATTAAAAGCACGACGATTCATCAAATCATACACACGTCCCGGCGTTCCTACAAGGAAATGAACACCTTTATCCAAATTGCGAATATCCTCGCGCACAGGTGTTTTACCCATTGCAGCATATGTTTTAATCCCCATAAAATGACCAATTGAAGAAGCAACTACATCAATCTGTTGTGCTAACTCTCTAGTTGGCACAAGGCAGAGAACTTGAACAGCTTTTATAGTTGGATCTATACGAACAGCACTACCAATTACAAATGTTCCTGTTTTCCCAGTTCCTGATTGTGCTTGTGCAAGTAAATCAGATCCTTCTGCAATTGGCACAATTCCCAGACTTTGAATTTTAGAAGGTTTTTCAAATCCGTATCCAAAAATACCACGAAGTAATTCACCTGGTAAGTTCATATCGTCAAATGACTTATACTCCGTAATTTCATGAGTATCATTCAGTATTTCCTCGGCCATGCCTATAGTATAAATTTAGTTGAGTCAAGTTTAAGCCCTACTAAGTATATTGTAAAACTTGGCCTAAAAAATGATTACCATTTCGTAGAAGAAATACGTATGGCAGACGAAGGAGAAGATTATGATGATCAATATGTTGATGAGGAGGTTGATATGGGAGAGGATGGTGTTTTAATAGAAGATGCTCAGAAGAAAGATTTAGGTAATGAACTTATGCGATTCCATCCAGAGGCTCGCATTGACACTATTGAGTCTGTATCAATGGATATTCAATTAACAAATGTCCCTCCATCCTTTCTGAATGCAGATGGACAGGCGGATCCAAAGCACCGGTCAGTTCCATTCTTGACACAGTTTGAGAAGACCAAAATCCTTGGCTTCAGAACAAATCAGTTGAGCCAGGGTGCTCGTGCTTTCATTGCTGTTCCTGCACATGTTACAGATTTAAAAGAAATTGCAAAGATGGAACTTGAGGCTAGACGCTTGCCATTTATCATAAAAAGGCCTATGCCAGATGGAACATTTGAGAAATGGCGGCTTTCCGATCTTCTAATCTTGTAAACACATAAAGCTTATTTTTTCTATTAATTAGAATATATCATGTCAACGGGTCCACAAGGTATTCAAGGGTCTACTGGTCCACAAGGTATTCAAGGGTTTACTGGTCCACAAGGTATTCAAGGGTTTACTGGTCCACAAGGTAAGGCTGGAAATATAGGTGTTTCGGGTACAACTGGATATACAGGATCAATGGGTCCTACCGGTATAGATGGAAGTTCTACAAATACGGGTGCCACTGGCCCCATAGGCTTTACAGGATACACTGGCTCAACTGGGTTTACAGGTGCCATTGGTATAACAGGTATTCGTGGTGCAACTGGATTTACAGGATTTACAGGATTTAGTGGTACGACTGGTTATACAGGTTATACTGGTATACGGGTGCAACTGGTTCAGATGGTACAACTGGTTTCACTGGTGCTCAAGGTATAATTGGATATACTGGCACCTCTGGTACAACAGGGGCCTCTGGTACAACAGGATATACTGGGTTTACTGGTACAACGGGTGCTTCTGGTTTCACTGGCAGCTTAGGTGCTACAGGTGCTTCTGGTACAACAGGATATACTGGCACACCTGGATATGCTACAGGTACAGGTGCTACAGGTGCTACAGGCTTTACAGGCTTTACAGGCTTTACAGGTTTTACAGGCTTTACAGGATTTACAGGTTTTACAGGCTTTACAGGATTTACAGGTTTTACAGGCTTTACAGGCTTTACAGGTGCTACAGGCTTTACAGGCTTTACAGGCTTTACAGGAACAACAGGCTTTACAGGCTTTACAGGATTTACAGGTGCTACAGGCTTTACAGGTGCTACAGGCTTTACAGGTAGAACAGGTGTTACAGGGTTTACAGGTGCTACAGGCTTTACAGGTGCTACAGGCTTTACAGGTAGAACAGGTGTTACAGGATTTACAGGAACAACAGGTGCTACTGGTTTTACAGGTGCAACAGGTCCATTTGGATATACAGGAGCAACAGGATATCCAGGGTCTGCTACAGATACTGGTTCTACGGGATATACTGGAATGACCCGGCCTCCTTATATATATTTTAATATTGGTCCAACGGGTGCACAGTATTCTGAGCCATCTGTTATAATGAAGTCAGATATTCAAGAAAGAACTAATTTAATTGCAGTATATAAATCTATTAAATTTCAAAATCTTCTAAGTGTAGTTGTAAACTATCATGTAGAAGGTATTATGAATGAAATTATTCAACTCTTAATTAATAAAACAGCTCAGAAAAAACATTTACATTTTTTACAAATTCCTCCAGGGAAGTTAATGAATGATATTGTATATAATATATCTACAGTTAACTATTCTACTGTAAAAGTTCAAGCAATTCCTATTATTCTTTCTATTTTACGAGAAAAATTTCCAGATTCTAAAGTGTCATCTGATAAAGCATTAAGTTATATTGTAGTTGATTGGACTTAATATTTCCTTCTAGATTTCATTCTTCTTATTATTAATTTTGTTTTCGAATCGTGATCTGAGGACCCTTGAGCTTTACTGAGGCACCAGGATCATAACGATTTGTCTCAGCTGTCTCAGCCTCAATATAATGAGCTGCGCTGTGTTCCCAGAAACGAGGGTCACCAATACGGAAATCTCCGTGTAGCTCAGCCTTATACCAAAAGATAATGTCCTCCAACTTATTACTCTGTGTGTTGTTGCTTACAACTAGACACTCGTAATTTGTAGTACATTGGTCCATGACTTGACAGAAGAACTCAAATGAGGGAAAGGCAGATCCGTAGTTTTCATATATGCGCTTTCTGTTATTGAGATAGGGTTCACGCAAAATAAATACATAGTCAACGTTAGTTCTTAAAACAGGAGGAACTCCCAGTGGGTACTGCATAGTAATCAAGAAGAACACCTTCACCCAACGACCGTTCAAAAAAAGATAACGAATATTCAAGTCACGTGTCCATGTGTCGTCGTAGAGACAATCATCCAAAATTAAAAAGGAACGAGGGTCTATCCGGGACTGTCCGCCGCTTCTTGTTTGTTCGTCCATGATTTTTTTCATAATAAGCTTCTGACGATTTACGTAATTCTGAACAATGACAGGTGAATAAGCTCCATGAATAAAAAGTGGAGGAACCATTTTTTTGTAGAAATCGTTGGATTCCTCGGTACCACTGATAACTGTGCCTAGGGGAATTGTCTTGTGGTGGAATAGAACATCGCGAACTAAGGTGGATTTACCCGTTCTACGACGACCAATGAAAATACATACAGCATCTTCTGGAATTTGAGACATACTAAACTTCTTCAATTGTAAATTCATTGCAGCAGAGGCAGCCATTGGAACTAATGGATATATTTTTTTATAAGAGTAATTGAAACCGCAATGCCCAAAGGGACAATGTAATTAATTTTGATACTTCACGGTACGTAAAATCAAAAAAATTACCACCTGTCCTAAAGTAATGTCCTCTCCCTATCCATCTCTTCAGACAATGGAATTACCAGTCCCTTTGATATGGACAGTGAAACCAAATGCTGAATTTCAAGCCGCACTTGAGACGCGATATACCCCACTTCAGACAACTTACCCCGGCATGATTCGCTTTGGTAAGTCAAATAAATACAGCCCTTATCAAAGATTTGATCATACATGGCACTTAGAACAATTCTTAGACGGAGTTCCTCAGAGGTCGGGGTCTTTTTCTGGTACAGTAAGAAGTTTCAAGAATGGACTTGGAACAGATGAAATTAAAGATATTTCTGGATTTTGTAAAATTACTCATCTCCTTGATGCATATAAGATGATGCAGGGTAATTATCCTATGTCTCAACATCCAGCTCTTCCAGCTCCTGGAAAGAAATCGGCAAAAGTATATAGTAAAATACATGACCCCCATAATCAGGCGTATGTAGATGCCGTAGCATGCTATATGTTAAGTAAATTTCGTGAAGCAGATCAATCCCCCCATTTCTCATTATTTTATGGATCTTACTTAGCAATAGCAAAAGAGTACTATTATAATATTACAGAAGACTATTCTGATATTCGTTTTGATTCGTGGTTCTGGAAAAAGCAAAAAGAAGGTATTTTCCGATTAGTTGGCTTAGATGGTGAAAAGTATATGGATCCTAATGATCCTTTAATTGAAGTTCCAGACGATCTATCTGAATGGTCTTCAGACAATTCAAGTTCTGATAGTTCTTCTATTTCTGAACTTGACACAGGGAGTGGAGATACTATCTCTGAAACAGGAGGTAGTCTTCATTCTGCTTCTATAACAACTGCTTCTATTACATCGAATGCATCAGACACCTCAGATATGTCAAGTGATATTGGAAAAGACTATAAGTTTTTTGCTGTATTAAAAGAATTTCCTACAATGCTCATATTTCTAGAATCAAATAAAGATACGATGGATTCTTTATTAGAGCCTGATTGTCCATATATGGATGCAAAGGTGAATACACCTGAATGGGAAGCTAGATGGACTGCATGGTTATTTCAAGTAATAGCTGCTCTATGTCAAATCCAGAGTCTCTGGGCGATGACCCATAATGACCTACATAGCAACAATATTTTGTGGACCCCTACGGATAAGGAATTTTACTATTATAAGACAAAAGATGGCCGTCAATGGAAGGTTCCTACGTATGGAAAACTCTTTCGTATTATAGACTTTGGCAGAGCCATCTACACTCACAATGATACCTTGTGTATCAGTGATGATTACTGGCCTGAGAATGAGGCAGGAACTCAATATAACTTTGGACCTCTTTATGACCCAAAGGAGCCTAGAGCTTATCCTAACCCGTCGTTTGACTTATGTCGATTGTCGGTAAGTATTATAGAATCTCTTTTCTTAGAAAATCCTCCTCAAGAAAAACCCAATGGAGGTATCTTAAGTTCTGAAGAAGGATTGGTGCAAAAAGAAACAATATCTGAACTTTTTAATGTGTTATGGTCGTGGCTTATAGACGATGATGGTAGAAATGTTCTATGGGACACAGATAAATCAGAAAGGTATCCCGGATTTGACTTGTATTGCGTAATAGCACAGAAGGTTAAGAATGCGGTTCCTAGAGAACAGCTCGATAAGCCCTTATTTACACAATTTGTTACAACGGATCCTATTCCAGAAAATGAAAAGGTTTACTCATTATTTTGTTAAAAAGGGGTAAACCCCAATTCTTTAAAACATATCTTATTTTATTATAGTAAAGTAAGATATGGAAGATTGTGATGGAAGAAGAGAAATGTTATTAGATGGCATTAAAAACTATCCAATAGTGTATGCATCGGTGCATGGTGTGTATGATTTAAGAGAAGATTTAGTAGATCCTATAGTCGTTCCACATGATGTTATTGTATTTGAAGTAGCAGATATTGGAGAAGTAACATTGACAAGTATTGACCCTTTATTGTGGCACGTTATACAAAATAGAGAGTTATTTAGAGGCCTTATATCTGGAGATTTAACTGATCCGATATATTCAAATATGCTTAGGGCACTTCATGTATATATGCCAGGTGATAAATTATATAAAAGAACATTGTTATATGAACCTGGTAATTTTCTTGACAACAAATGGGCGTTTTATAGATTTAAGAAAAATATTACTGGAATTCCATTTCCTAAAAATCATGAAACTACTGAAGCTGCTATTGCAGAATTAACATCACCGCTATTTCAACAAGTATCAGATCCCTTTTTACAACAAGTTAAATCTCATCTTTATCAGGTTCAGAGAACAAGTGGTCCTATTTTAAGATCAGGGTCTAAAGCTTCTGGTAGAAATGAATCATATTCACAATTAAATTTTATAGATGACTGTAAAAAACAATATGGAAAGACTCCTACGATTTATATTATCAGCGCGTGTGCAAGTTTATTTTTAGATACAAAGAAGGTAAATCCAGAAGAATTAATAAAAGATCATACACTTTCAGAAAACCAAAGGTCTGTAGATTTAAAAAATTATCTATGTGGCATTCAAACACTTGCATATCAAGGCGATCGAGGAGAATCTGTGACACTTCCACCTAGTGTACGCGTAGATGGACCTGCTTTGCGTAGTAAGCGTAGTAAGGCACCGGCATCACAATGGCTAGAAGAGTTTGTTCCTACCAGTGCATATTCGGGGAGTATGAATCCCGTTACGGGTAATACTCCAGAAGCCCAAGAGGTACTTTTAGGTACCAATGTTTCACGGG